CAGACCTCCGTGAGTTAGTCTCTGTGGCTGACGCAGAGAGCCCAATCCAGTACCCCTACCCTCTCCTCAATGAGATGCTCAAGGGCATCCGTACAGGCGTTGTGACGCTCTGTGCTGGCTCTGGAGTGGGCAAGAGTACATTGATTAGAGAGATGGCCTACCACATCCACATGAGTGGCTTTACTGTGGGAATGCTCATGCTCGAAGAGAGCGTCAAGCGTAGCGCACAGGGACTAGCTGGCATCCACATCGAGAAGAACATTACTGTTGATGCTGATGCAGCCACAGCCGATGAGATAAAAGCTGGCTTCGACAGTCTTATGGCCAAAGGTCCAATCTATCTGTTCGATCACTTCGGAAGCACAGAGTTAGACGTTATTTGCAATAGAATCAGGTACATGAAGCACGGCCTCAAGTGTGACGTGGTGTTCCTAGATCACATATCGATCCTCATAAGTGGGGGTGCGGGTGACGTAGGCTCTAACGAGAGGGTCATGGTGGACCACATCATGCACACCCTCCGCGTCCTATGCTCAGAGCTAGACTTGGCTCTAGTGCTGGTGTCTCACCTACGGCGTCCCGGCGGGGACTTAGGTCACGAAGGTGGTGCCAAGGTATCACTGTCTCAACTGCGTGGATCACATGCCTTGGCACAGCTGGCTGATGCCTGTGTTGCCATGGAAGTCGATGCCGATGAGCCTACCAGCGGCAGACGTAATCTGGTGGTTCTCAAGAATAGACACACAGGGGAAGTCGGTCCAGCCGATCAACTCCAGTACAACCGCGAGAGCGGAAGACTTCGCACGGTCTACGATGATGTGCCCTTCTAACTGGCAGAAGCTAAATCCCAACCCGCACTAAAGTTTTTGCTAGTTGGGTTTTTGACAGCCTTTTCCACTGACAACTGAATACAAAAGGAACAACAGCCATGGCTGAACAAACGTCATTCTATTTTGCAGGCACAGAGATGACTGGAACTCATCTTAAAGCATGTCGGCTCTCAGACCTCACTCACCTAGAGCTGCAAGTCTACGCCATCTTACTAGGGGCCAAGCACACTGGCCTCACCAGAGATGAAATCATGAAGCGTATGAGTTTTTGCAGTGGGCACTCTGCCATGCAGTACATCCCAAAACTCGTGAAGCGTGGCCTAGCGGTAGCAGCAGGCAAACGCAAAGCCACTACAGGCTGGGCACAAACAATCTGGAAGGTGAGAACATGAGCAACAATCTGTCAATGAATGCGTACCAGGCTGAGGCATCCAAGACTGGCATCTATCGCTGGAAAGTAATCTATCCGGCGCTGGGCCTATCCAATGAAGCGGGTGAGGTCTTAGGTAAGATCAAGAAGCTCATCAGAGACAAGGACATCACCTTCAGTGAGATCGGTGATCTACCGGGGGCTGATAGAGCTGCCATAGCTGATGAGATTGGTGATGTGCTGTGGTACTGCGCCATGCTGGCCAAAGACCTCAACATTAGCCTCAATGCAGTTGCCAACATGAACCTTGAGAAGCTCGAAAGCAGAGCGGCGCGTGGTAAGATTGGTGGATCGGGTGATGACCGATGAGATGGATAGCAGACATAGAGTCCAACGGTCTTTTAGATAAGATCAGCAAAGTCTGGTGCATTGTACTTAGGTGCCCAGACACTGATGCAGTCAGAGAGTTTAGACCTCACGAAATACAAGAAGGCTTAGACCTACTAGCAACAGCAGATGAGGTCATAGGCCACAACTTCGTAGGGTACGACTACCCTGCCCTTCAGATCGTGTACCCAGACTTTAAGATCAAAGGTAAGATCACAGACACCTTGATCCTCAGCAAGATGATACACCACGAACTCTTCAACGATGATGCAGAGAGAAACTGGAGTAACGAGAAGTTCCCCAAGAAGTTCTGGGGACGCCACAGTCTCAAGGCTTGGGGTATGCGTCTTGGTGACTTTAAGGATGACTATGATGGCGGCTGGGATGCCTTCAGTGAAGTCATGCTCTCATACTGTGTGCAAGACACTCAGGTGACAGCAGCGCTCTACAAGAGCCTGATGAAGACTGAGCCCTCTGAGCAAGCAGTCTACCTAGAGCACCGCATGGCGACTATCTGCCATGAGATCGGTCAGAACGGGTGGACCTTTGACCAGAAGGCAGCAGGCGAACTCTACGCAGAGCTGGCACAGAAGCGCCATGTCATCGAGGAAGACCTCAAGGACTTGTTCCCAGCATGGGAGGTCACAGAGGACTTCTTGCCTAAGCGTGACAACAAGACACTGGGCTACAAGGCTGGTGAGGTGTTCGTCAAAAAGAAGACTGTCTACTTCAACCCCAACAGCAACCCACACATCCAGCGCTGTCTTGTCGAGAAGTACAAGTGGAAGCCACGCGAGTGGACCCCGAACGGCCAAGCTAAAATCGATGAGAACGTGCTGTCTAAACTACCGTACCCAGAGGCCAAGCGTCTTGCTGAGTTCAAGCTGATCCAAAAGCGGATTGGCATGTTGGCAGAAGGCAATGGTGCGTGGCTCAAGAAGGTGGATGCAGATGGCCGCATTAGGCATCGCATTGATCCTCTGGCTACTACCAGCACTAGAGCGGCGCACTCATCACCAAACCTTGCCCAAGTGCCCAGCGCACGTTCTCCCTACGGTAAAGAGTGTAGAAGTCTCTTTGGTGTACCAGAGGGCTGGTTTCTCTGTGGTGCTGACCTCAGTGGCATTGAGCTGAGAGCACTTGCTTCTTATCTGCACCCTTACGATGGCGGTGAGTATTCTAGGCAGATACTCGAAGGTGACATCCACACATACAACCAACAGGCAGCAGGTCTTGCTACGCGGGACCAAGCGAAAACGTGGGTCTACGCCACGCTTTACGGTGGGGGTGATCAGTTGATCGGAGAGATAGCTGGTGGTGGCAGAGCCCGTGGCAAGCAGCTCAAAGATGCCTACGACAAAGCTGTGCCAGCGTTTGCCACACTCAAGAAGAACCTTAAAGCAGCCTATGCTCGTGGTTACATCAAGACCTGTGATGGTCGAAAGCTCAAGATCAGGTCAGAGCACAGATGTCTCTCACAGCTACTCCAGAGCTGTGGCAGCCTAGTCAGTAAGTGGTGGGTGCTCCTCACCTATGACGAAATCAAGAAAAACTATGGCGAAGATGCCTTCATTGTAGGCTGGATTCACGATGAGTTGCAGATCGCCTGTAAGCACGAGGACATAGCAGAAAATGTCGGTAATATCGCTAGACGAATGGCGGAAGAAGCAGGCCGCACTCTCAACCTTAAAATCCCCATTGCCGCAGAGCATACCGTGGGACGAACTTGGTTTGAGACCCACTGAAGTCGATGAGTACATTGAGAACCTTGTGTCTCTATACATCGTCCTAGACCGCTCATGGCGCAACCCTTTCACCGTTAAGTCTGACTTTGCGCGTGATGGGGCACTGCACGTTGCCATAGCGGCCTCTGAGGGCTTCATAACAACAAAAGTAGATACTGACAGCTGGGGGCGCAAATGGTGCATCACAGAGGTCGGTATGGAAGTCAAAGGAGACATCGATGATGTCCTTAAAGAAATCTTACAGCCAACCCACCCTGCTCATTGATGGCGACCTCTACCTCTTCAGAGCTGCCACAAGCGTGGAAGAAGAGACTGACTGGGGTGATGACATCTGGTCACTATCGACTGACCTGTCAGCAGCCAAGCGGGTATTCAACAGCATGGTTGATGGCTTCAAGCAGGCACTGAACGCTAACGATGTGGTCATCACACTCTCAGGCTCCAGCAACTTTCGCCGGGGAGTAGAGCCAACCTATAAAGCAGCCCGTAAGAAGACACGAAAGCCTGTGGGCTACTCAGCTATGGTTGAGTGGGTCAAAGAGACATGGGACTATGTGTTAGTCGATGAGCTTGAGGCTGATGATGTCATGGGCATCATGGGGTCAATCCCAGGCACTAAGGCCATCATCGTGTCTGACGATAAGGACATGAAGAGTATCCCCGGCAAACTCTACAGGCCTCAGAGCAACGAGAGGATGACTATCAGTCAAGCTGAAGCTGACAGGTACTTCCTCACACAGACCCTGACTGGAGACCCTACTGATGGCTACGCCGGGTGTCCTACGATGGGCCCAAAGACAGCAGAGAAGGCGCTGGGCACACACCCGACATGGGATGCTGTGGTCTCCGCATATCAAAAGCAAAAACTAAACGCTGACTACGCGCTGACCCAAGCGCGGCTTGCTCGAATCCTACGCCACACGGATTGGGATGATGAGGCAGGGGCGGTAAAACTATGGGAGCCAACAAGATGAACATGAGTGTCGCATTCAAATGCAAACTAAATGATGAACAGGAGTTTATGCTGGGGCAAGCCATGCTTCGCCATGAGAGCCAAATAGACCGCTCTTACCTATCGCTTGCAGACAAAAGAACTGGTGATTGGGCTACAGTCAAAAAGCCCCTCAAGAAGTCTGCCAGACGCGCAATGCTGCGGTGGTTCTACGACTACACATATGACCGTGAGTTCACCTTAGCAGCCTTGCTTGAGAACAACGGTAGGAACTGTGTGTACCACATGACCCGTAAGCTCTTAGCTGCTGGGGCACTGACTGAGGTCTCAGAGCACAACGGGGGCGCTGCTGGTGCCAAGATATACATCGTGTCTGACCGTGAAGTAATCGGGAGGATGTTAGCCGATGGAAACTGAAGACATCGTTGTGAAGCCTAAGCACTACACACAGTACGCTATTGAACCAATCACATTCATTATGACTAACAAGCTGCCTTTCCACATAGGCAACATTGTCAAATATGCAGTCAGAGCCGGGTCCAAAGCCTACCCTAATCAGACCGCAGAACAATCAGAAATCACCGACTTAAAGAAAGCCATCCGCTACTGCGAGATGCGTATAAACCAAATTGAGGGAAACGAACTATGAACATGATGCACAGCACAGCAATCTATGG